AAAGCTTAAAATAATTTGACTTTTCTTAAAGCTTAAAATAATTTGACTTTTCTTAAAGCTTGTCCTAGCAGGTGATAATTATGGACGCTAAGAGGTATAGGGCTCCTAAGAAAAACCACAAACTTAAAGTAAAATCTAAACCAGTTTCAACATTCTCAAAATACTTCCGCATTATGCCATTTGACTTTTCTTGAATTAAATTAGAGGTTCTTGGAACCCTCATTTGACTTTTCTTGAACTAGCTTAGAACAAGCTTTAAACTAAACTTTAAACTGCTCTAAGCTAGTTTTATTTAGTTTAAAAGGGGTTGGAGGGGGGGGAGAATAAAAGAGTTTTTTAGGTCTGGGTTAAGCAAAAACTAGTTCACACTAGTTCACACGAACTCACACTAACTTACACTAGTTTACACAAGCTCACCTCCCCTCAAATCGCTTATATGTATTTGACTTTTCTTGGAGTAAGAATGCAGGATTAAATAAAACTCAGACTTTATTCAGTTTTACTCTACATTCCTAGGAGTATCTTAACTTTAGCTCTGAACTACTTTATCCTGTTTAGAGCTATTTTTAACCCTGCTTTTCTTGACATATGGGATATACTCACATACACAATACTTCTTCCATAGCTTATTGTTTCTTCTCTTCTCTTTCTCTATTACTAGCTTCTTCTTGGGGTAGTGTTTCTGGAGAGATTTCTTCCCCAACTCTGCTTCTTTTTCGGTTGCGAAGTGAGCGAAGCCTCTTTTAGCTAGTTTTGACTTATTCACCTTAGTCATGCACAGGGGGTGGAGTATCTTGTGTTTTGTTATCTACGGGGATATGACCATGATCTCCATCGTAGGGGAACAAGTTAGATCCAGGGCCAGTTAGTCCAGGTGCGGGGACATCGGCTGCATACTGTATATCGAATAGCAACCCAAGGGGATCTTCTTCTAATGAATAGGGGTTAGGCATTTATTTTTTTCTTTCTTCGTCTTCTCTTTTCTTATCTAGGAGATCAAGGAGTATTTGTAGTTCTTCTTTATCTATTAGATACTCGTCCTCCAAAATTTTAAATACATCTCTAAGCCTTTGGTTGAGGTAGACGCACAATCTCTTCTTACTTTCCAGTTCTTGTTCAAGTGCATAGATACTCTGATGGGGGTCAAGCACTAGCTTTCTCTCCCCCGTTCCAGGATTTGACTTTTATTATCTCTAACTTGCATTTACTCCGTGGTTCCCTGACCTGCGAGTGTAGCCCCTGGGCCTGCAACAACATTACTTTCTTCGTGCGCTTCTTCGGCCAAACCCAAAAGCTCCCTAAGGTCCGCACACTTTTCTTCCATCTCTAGTTGTGAATCCCTAGCACCTTTAACCTGATCCTCGGTCTGCTTAATAAACTCACGCACGTTTTTAAGATTACTCTCGTAACCCTCAAGTAACATCGCCAAATGACCTTCAATTTTTTTATCCATGATATAAAATCCTTTCTACAGTATAATAGACGGGTAACGAGATTATTTCATCGAATATTAACCACAGGTTACAAGGGTTGACCCTCTTTGGCCCGACTGAGCAAGCTGATCCGCTTTGGTGTTGTAAGGGGGAGGACCTGGAATTGTGGGCGACATCCCATTATTGATCGAATAACCGTCCCCTACTCGTGCGACACCCAAACCGTGGATAAAAACTGTCTGAGAAACATCTTGGGAAGATAGGGTTGGGGCATGTGCCCCCCCACAAAAAAGTCCAGTCCCATGTATCTCAGTCGAGTCTCCTGCCAAAATGACCGCTTTAGCATTTATCCATACGTTGGAAGAGGTACTAGTAAGAGCACTTTGGGTGGATGTAATGCAACTATGGTTTGTTTGAATCCGAGGTGAATCCCCTAAAACTCCAATCGCTACAGGTTGTGCCACGAGGAGCCCTTAAACTTTACCTTGCCAACCAGTGCCACCTTTGGCTTTCTTCTTACGTGCAGCCTTCTTGAACCTCTTAGCAAGAGCCTTACGTGCGGGAGTACACGTTGATTTAGTCATAGGGGTGCAATAGCCTTTGTGCTCGGGATCAACCGCACCTTGAATCCAATCATCTTTAGAAGACCCTTTAGCTTCTCGTTGGGCTCTTTGCCGCCTAAGCTCGGCTCCTCGGGCTGCTATTTTATTTTCTTTATCCCTTTGAGCTTTCCTCGCCGCAATTTCAGCAGGGGTCCTATCGGCATCCATTGTAACAGGATCTCCAGGCTTACGGTCCTGTTCTTTCATCTCGCGCTTCGCCGGTTGGGTGCCCTTCTTTTTAATCGCGTCTTCCATCCCTTTTTGGGCTAAAGCCTGAACACGTTTCCTCATTTTGTCTAAAGCAGGACTGCGAGTGGTAGTAGAGGTTGTATCTTCGGCCTTTTGGGTTTCAGCTTCCTCTTCGTCTTCGGCATCAATCTCTTTTGCGTCAATGTCTTCTTGATCCAGAGTGGTATCCACAGCATCCTTGGGATCATTTTTAGCTTCCACCAACTTTTTAATACGTTCCAATAGTTTGTTCATAGGATTACCCTCCACGGACTCTTTCTTTACATCTTTGATACACCTATCATACCGTTCTTTTGCGGCCTCACTCCACTCACTTCTTTTAGTAGTGCCTGCGGTCTTCGCTATCGAATCAGTACAGATGGCGTATGCGTTTTTAGCCATTGCTAACCTTTCTTGTGAGCCTCCCTGCGGCCTTCTGCACTACGACTAATGTAAGCCTTGTACCGTTCCTGCAATGCCTTCTTCTGGGTCTCTGAGAGCCCCTGAGACGCCCTGTGGAAACGCTGGCGCATAGACGCCGACCGACGAGTAGTTTTACCCCGCCGAGTGACACCGCCAGGGCGACCTGTTCCGCGCTTGGGACCACGACGACGATCCTTCTGGTCTCCACGCACCTTACGCTTCGAGTGGTGACACACACATTTGCATTCCTTGTCACACTTTTGAACCCGATGGGTTTTTGCCTTGTCGGCAACACGCTTATCGTGGGGTCTTTGTGCTGAGACTGGAGCACAAACCAGGGTTGCTAATGCTAATACTGCTAAATATTTCATAATTTTTCCTTTAATCCAGAAGCACTTTCCCACGTTTGGCAAAGATTTGAAACGTTTTCATATCAACGGAAACAACCTCCCACCCCTTTTTTGCTAAGTCTTCAATAAATACATTTAAGCTACTTAGCTCTTTGGTAGGAGACTCAAAAATCTTCCACTCTGATGTTGATACCATATATTATATAGCTCTGAGTCACGTAATTTCCACTTCCTTAATATTAATTTTCTTAGCTAACTCTCTCTCAATTTTAGCGCCGTCACTATACTCCCAGCCTGGGATCATATAAATATATTGGCATTCTACCAAAAGGGCGATAGCCTTCCTCATATAATAGGACCACGAATGAACTCCCGACGGAGGAGGCTCGATATGAAGGGGGTTAACAGGGTTGTATCCCAAATTTTTTAAACGACTCTCCGCCTCCGCGAAATCAATCTCAGCCGACGCGCTACGAGTAATTGGTCCGCTGATGTAGACTCTTATTAGAGAAGATTGTGGGTCCGTCACAGTTCATTCCCAATTAAAACAGATAAAGAGTGAACAGCCTTATTAGTTTCAAACCAACTAATCCCCAAAGAGTCGGATAGACGTTTAATATTTAACTTACCCCCTGCTTTAATGAGAGTAGGATCCTGCACTACCAAGTGAACGATATCGCGCTGCATCGGAGTAAAACGGTAGTGGAGATCCTCGAAAAGAATTGCCGAATCATCGTTAGCTCTGGGGTCGGCAATGCTGAGAACTTCTTCTTTGTGGGTGGGGACCGTCCCCCTCAAAATGGGAGCCTTCTTAGTAATCTTTGCCCCCTTGTTATTCTTCTTAGTCCACATACAAGTTTTAATATACTTGTCAAACCCTACAGAACCCCAAAAATCATCGAATTTACCATTCGCCCCCTCATTTTGTTTTTCGAAACCCTTAACAGCCTCAACCGCTGACATCTTAATATCTTGAAGATTGTCCTCAAAGCTAGCTATAGCACTGTCGCCGCTGATTTGATGGCTGATCTTGTGCATAAGCATTCCATACTTCTTCTCAATCTTCTCCCACTGTTCTGCTTCTAACATACCTGTTCTACCTTTACTTTCTTTACTTTTGGTGTTGCAACATCATTCAGCATAAATAATGCGTGATATATATCATCCCCAACTACGAGCCTTACATTCTCCGATAAATTGTGAAGATGATCCTTTTCCTCACTCCACTCTTTCTCTGTAAATACCCATTCCAGAGTGAGAGAAACACAAACTGATTTACTTGCCATAGCTCCCATTGTAGCATACTGAGGGACCGAAGTCAACCTCTATTGTTTTTTGCTATAAGTCTACAATGTTCCACTAATTCATTTAAGGACATTGCTCCTTTCATGTTATTACATTTCCAACAACACGTAGCTACATTATCTTTTAAATATCCCATCTTGGATTCTTTCCTATCCACTGTATTATGCTCATTATCGCTTCCACAGACGTAGCATTTCTCGGCATAATATATTTCTAAGAAGTCTCCTCTTGAGATCATTTCTTGATCAGGGAATCTTTTTCTATGTGTTCTTCTCTCTGCATCTCGATACGCTATACACCCTCTACACTCAGATTGCATTCCACAGGGAATTCTAATATCACGACTAAAATGATTTATTGGACGTTCTTTTCCATTCTCTATGGAACATGGTTTCAGTTCTGTTGGGTATAGTTCTTTGATGTGTTCATCCCATCTACCTTCTTCTATTATTCTTAGGTTTTCTTTCTTATACCCTTCAGTCCTTAATCTTATCTTCTCTTTATTCTTCTGATACCATTCCTTCTTCCAAGCTTTTTCTTCCTCTTTATCTTTAAAAGACATGCTAGAAGTCCTTTCCTTTAAACCTCTAGTTTATGAGGTCTCCCCGCTATATCTCTTCATCCCTAGCAACGCATAACCACAAATATCTTTGTAGGGGTTTTCCTCAAACGCCGCAGGATTATTGGCAATCCTAAAAAGTTTATCAAGTATTCTCGCTATGGTAAGCAGATCATCATACTGGTCAGGGGAGATGCCCTCAGGAAACATCTGACGCAAGCATTCTCCGCTACGGCCAAACGAATCCCCGTAAGCTTCCTTCTTCTCCTGAACTAGTTTACCTATGTTGGACCCGATATCCTCGTATTTCATTTTCTAATTTTAATAGGGTTTTTATAATCTAACACAATGTTATTTTCTTGACACCACTCTTCATACCCTAGACTCACTGAACCTAAGATGTATTCATTATTCTCAGTAACGATCCTTCTCCCTTGTGCTTCTTTTATCTTACTCGTTATTACATAACTTCCGTCTTTGACTTCTGGGTGTCCGAATACTTTCCCCCGAACGACATTTACTATTGATTCGGGGGCCATGTAAGGGGTATACCTTTCGACTACTACGCTCCAATCTTCGAGCGAACATATACTACCATTTTTTGCATTCATCACATCTATACCTCGATGACATATAGAGATACTCGGGTTTAATTTTACGTTGGGTTTCTTTCTTTAGCCTATTGAACCAGATCCATCCGTGACCGTAACACTTCTTGCAACTCTTCTTGGGTTCCTTTGTGGGAGGTTTGATGTTCATTTTTCTTGGACCTCAACCATTCTTCGTAATGATAGAAGCGATGAGAAATAGCGTCTGTGTAGTTGTTACATTTCTTACACATATAATCCTTAACATCCCATGAACTTCCATTGAGTATATCACTTATGGCGTTAACTTTCACGCCCTTTTTATAAAATCCGCTTAATTTTAGATCTACAAAGCCTCCCTTATCCCAATATAACCACAGTCCTACTTGCTCATCGTCTCTAAAGAAGCCTTCCATCCATAGCTTACCTGTGCTCCTCCAAAAAGACCAGAAGCCATGCCGCTCTCCATTTCTTAGAGCACCAAGCAATAGAGGTTGACCGTTAGCATAATACTGGATATACTCCCTATAATCACGCCTATCTTTAATTACAAGATTATCATAATCAACAGGAGTTTGGAGACATGAGGCTAGCGCCAACAAAAGAACTAGTTTCTTCATGGAATTATTATAGTTTTTCTTCGCTTTTTAACTCAAATGTTTCTTTCCAAACTTCTTGTAGCTTCTCATCGGACATACTCTCATACAGATCAACTAGGAAATCCCTATACTTATCTTTTGTCCATCTATGGGGGTTTGCGTCTTTTAAGTCGTACTCAATAAGCTTACCGATCATCCTCAGTCTCTTCGTGTAATTCATCGTCCGTCAGCATCCTCCATAATCCAAAATCTCCATACTCATTATAGCCCCAAAAGCAACCTTCAACTACAACATAATCATTCAACCAATCCTCTGCTTCCATTACAGCATCCAGGTAGTGAGCATCTTTGGTGTTAGTAATCTTACCTTCCTCAGGGACCCATCCATGTTGCTCTGCTAGCCTTTGAATATGAAGACCTACATAAGTGTCTTTGCTACCATCAATATAAACGCCTTCTTTGTGTTTTTGATCCGTCATAAAATAATTCTCCTTGGGGGTATATATGGTATCAAATTTCCTTGTCGATTGCAAATATAATTGGTACACTTGGTAGGAATCGAACCTACGACCAGCGGATTAAAAGTCCGATGCTCTACCGACTGAGCTACAAGTGCATAAATTATGGTAGGACGGGGTAGAATTGAACTACCGACCTGACGCTTATAAGACGCCTGCTCTCACCACTGAGCTACCGTCCCTTATCATTAGAATATTGTATCAGAAGGGCCTAAGGATATCAACTAGGAAAATTATTATGGTAGGACGAGTGGGATTCGAACCCACACTGAACGGATTTTAAGTCCGATGCCTCTGCCGATTGGGCTATCGTCCCTTGTTACCGTTTAAGGCGATAAGCGATCCACCGCTTTCTACCTTCTTTGAACCTGTCCCTCTTCTCACAGCGATAAACAAAACTCTTCTTAGTTAGCTCATCTACCTTTTTCATCTTATCAAGATAAACCTCCGCATCCTCTTGGGAATGAAAGTATCCGTAACTTAATCTGTTTTTCATTTTAGGTATCCTAAGACTATTATAGAAACGCCCACCGCTTTATTAAAAACCCCCACTGGTTGATAGGCAGTGGGGGTTAGCAGAGAAGTTCCTTGTCGGGTAATTTTTACTCTGCGCTACTTGTACTGAGATCTCCATCCCTAAGATTCGTAATGGTAAACTCATTGTTTACAATCTTCGGGGTGTAAAGATCTCCTTCTTTTTGTGGTTCTTTTTTATCCAAGATTATCTGAGCTACAGGAACAGCAATCTCGTTCTTAATAAAACGTTTAATATTTCTCGCACCGTACTCTTCCGAGTACCCATTTTTGGCTACGTAATTAAGCAACGGCCTAGTCCTCTTCAAGGGAATGTGTTTAAGATTAAGCGTGGCAATCTTCCTCACATCAGACGGAGTAAGAGTATTGAAAAAGATAAAGTTGTCGATCCTATTCATGAACTCAGTTGGAAATTTCTTTCGTACCGATTCCGTGATCTCTTCCCGACAACCTGACACGGAAATCTTTTCATTGGCAAATCCTAACCTATATCCTCTTCCTATATCGGATAACCCTTGATTAGAGGTAAAGATAAAGATAGACTCTGAAAAATCAATCACCTTGCCCATATTGTCAGTACACGTACCATCGTCAAGCATAGAGAGCAGAAAATCATAAAACTTAGGATGAGCTTTTTCAATTTCATCAAACAGGATCACCCACCTGTTAGATTTCTCAGCTTTTTCAGCAATCAGACTCTTCTCCGTATGCCCCACGTATCCTGGGGGTGAGCCAATCAACTTGTTATACTCGTGTGGCAGGGCGTACTCGGCACAGTTAAGCTTCCAAAAATTACCACTATACCTAGATCCTAGCAACTTAGCAGCCTCTGTTTTCCCGACCCCTGTAGGCCCAACGAAAAAGAAAGAGGCGGTCTTATATAAGCCTGTAGCTATCAGTTTCATACTATCCACTAAGCTCTTTACCGCTTCCTTCTGCCCTACCAGATTCTTATCAAAGTAGCTGACCAGCGAAGTAATATCTCGCTTCGAACTCAGGGACTTCAGAGTATTTCGAGAAGGATTAGCTTGAGCAGCACCTATGTCTTCAAACATGAGGCGCATAGAGTCACCTACACCTTCAATAAACTCCCCATTGTTGATATCTGCACACACAAAATTCAGATCAAAAATGGGATAAGCTTCGATGATAGACCGATACACGGCCTTAACAATCGTCAACTTGTCTTCATCAGGCGGTAGATTGCTAAAAAACTCCTCCGATTTATGTAAGAAAGACTTGAGAACATACACCATGTAACTCTCAATGGTAATCGGTTCTTCTAGGGTGCTAATTTTATGCTTTAACTTAAAATAGGCTTTTTGCTCTTCCTCTAATCCTAGCTTTCTAATCAGAAGAACTAAATTAATAGGATCACAAACTACTTTATAGTAAGATTTTCTTTTCATGTTAAGTTGTCTAGTTGGGTATACAAACTTTCACTTGCGTTCGCATCATTCTGACGCTGCGCTGCTTCTAACTTAATAAGGAGGTCCACCACTTTAAGAATACTAGTCTTGGAGGTTTGTGCCAACTTAAGGCAGTCTACCATCAAATTCTTAGCTGTGGAATCCTGAGGGTTCTCATCCAGCATCTGACGAAAGAAGCGGTGCGTTTCGAGTGCAAGCTTCCTATCTTCATTGGCTTCATCAATAACTTTTTTACAAGTTTTTTGAATCCTATTCTTATCGAGGGGAGGATTTTTTAATACGTAAGGACTTGGCATTGGTCGCAGTATAGTAAGAGTGAGCAAAATTATGAACTAAGGTTTGATAGTCATTTTGCCTACCCTTTTTCCCAAACGGGAAAATAAGGGCTTCCCTATCATAGGGTGTAAGAACAACGGGATTACTTCCGAAATTTTTCAAAGTTGTTCTGTTCGAAGACTTCATATTCATCATATTTATCGCCAGAAGGCAGGAAAGGGGCCTCAGAATAAGGAACCTTCTTAAAATTAACCGTCTTAGGATGGCGACCCTTCTTCTTAGATCGACGAGCCGAAGGGCTGTCATATTTATCATATCGGTGAGTTTTACCCACTACTCTTTACCACTCCCCACCCTCATCGGATGACCACATTTCGTTATTATCATCATCAAAGTAATCATTAAACTTCTGTCTATTTGGCGAGGTATGAAGCTGGATGTCATCAACAGCCGAAGCTACCGTCCCACTGGCCGGAAAAGCCATAGATACAGTGCCCCGCCTACCATCCCAATACATGATGGCACAAGTGTCATCGTCTTCCATCATGTCTGAAACTAAGTTGTAGACCCGACAGACGTTATAGTATTCGAGGAAAGATCCCGTTTTAGTAGCAAATTTCTTTGTACCTTTTGGGCGATTTAAAAAGAACTGCATTTGAGCCTTGGTGATGTAAGTTCCATCAGGCTCATTTAGCAGGGGCTCCCGAAAATAATTATCCATCGCAATAAGGAAAGGAGGGGTGCTTCCCTCCTTTCGCAGGCTTTTTGTCTGCCTTAGACAGAAAAGCTTTCACTATATGTACTTGCCAAATCCCACAACTGAGAGTTAAAATTGACATCTTTTTGAATATTTTGGATAGGCCGCACTCGTCTCCTGGTATCCTCATTAAGATAGCCACCCCGCATAATATTCTCTTGAGCCACATTGAACACCGACCACAAGTCGTTCCCGTTGTCCTCCTCTCGGCGAATCCTACCAACCTCCCTAATAATGGAATCACTGGGGTTAGTGAACCTTACCTTAGCCGCGTCCACAAAGAAATCTTTACGAGTACGAGTACTCAACTCAATAGTTTTCCAGGTATTGATTTTTTCGGCGAGACCCGTAGCCTTAACAACCAACTCTCGGGAAGCATCCTTCACTTGCTGGGGGTTAAAACCAATATGCCGAATGTGAATCTTCCCAAAATCATTTTCAGAAACTACCATCCCATTGGAGCACACCATTCTAAAAATACCCCCTTGAAGGGTGTAACCCCCCAACCCATTATGAGCGTTGATAAGAAGCATCTCTGGGAAAGAATCCCCCACCCCAAACGACTCCGCACCAAGGTCATCATGACGTAACCGAATAATATGCTTTGCATGACCCCGACTCCAACTACGGGAGTTTACTTGCTGGGCCCTCCACGCTGTCCACCCTTCGTCCTGCAAAATAGGCAAGATCTCAGTCGTAGGAAGAAAAGAGTAACGAGAAGATACTCTACCATCCTCAGGGGAGTCTGCAAAAGCCGCAGGAGCAAACGTACGCAACATTTCTTCATTTTTAATCATTTTTTAGTTTCCGTAAATTTCTGTGAAAGCTTCTTGACGGGTAAGACCGCGCTGCTTCTGATCTTTAGTCATACGAAATCTCTTACCTGTCTTCTCAGTATATTCCTTAATGGATGAATACTGTGTACCTACTTTGTTCCGCATAGGGTCCACAACAACATCCTCCACAACATCCGTGGACTTTCCTTTTTTGAAATGGCTACAAAAAGCGGAATCAATGAGGTTCCTTAGCTTTGTAACATAATTAACATTAGTGTGTTTATCCATGGTCATGATCGCTCGTCTCACTGAACTATTATAGCAAGTTTTTCGCGGACGCTCAAGTAAAAGGCCCAAAAAATTTAGGAGGTGGCTAATTCGTTGATATCACTCAACTTAGAGAGCGGCTTCATAAAACACATCTCACGTTGGCACCTAGTTTTCTCCTCCATACCCGCACCGTCGTCTCTCTGCCATTCAGTGAGGGGATGATAATTGTGGATCATTAGCTCTTCCTCAATATAAGCTAAATTGTCCCACCCTATCATTTCAATAATGGGAAGAAAAATTGCTACGTCCGCAGCACTAGAAAACAGAGTAGCAGATGAATCAAAAAAATAGTACGGAGGGATTCTATCAAAGAGAAACTTCTTAAAAGTACGGATCGCCCCATACCGCCACCCTGGATTGTGTATCTGCTGTCTAGGAGCAATATTTGTAACCTTTGGGCCACACACCGAATGCTTTGTTACTTCAGGGTGAAATTTCTCACTTCCCGCAATTCTATAGTTGCCGTAAGTGGCAAGATAGCCCTTCTCATATTCTTGCTTAATACGAGACAACACCTCCGCGTGAGCAAAGGCATCATCACCATCTAAATGAACTATGACATCATCAAGGTGCGCCTCCGACAACTCCGTTCCCAGTATGTGGCTATGCAAAGTACCCAACCGAGTGGACTTGTTAACTACGTAACATCGGGAATCATACGCACATTCTTCTTGAATTATATCAAACGTCTTGTCAGTAGAGGCATCATTAACCAAGACATGCCTATACTCACAGTCTTTTTGCATCTTGACAGAATCAATACACTCTTTAACAAATTTTTCTGCGTTGTAAGTAGGAGAAATAATACAAAATTTCATGACAACCCCAGCAGAAGTCTAAGAGGCTCAAACTCTGGCTCACCAGAATCAGAAAGCAACGCTTCAAAATCCTTAGCCTGGAATTTCCTACCAGTAGAAGAAACGGTATACCAGGACCCACTTCTTTGAAGATGTCCCTCCGCTTCAAATTGTTTCAGTAAACCTGTGTAGGGATTTAACCCCTCATCGTAAAGAAGCTCAAAATTACACTCCCTGAAGGGGATAGAAACTTTATTTTTGGTATTCCTAACTCTGCCGCTAATACCCACAACCAGCTTATGCTCATCTTTTAACAAATCACTAGTTTTATTAGAAATACATTTAAGATTAACTCCCAGATAATACTCTAATGATTTACCCCCCGCCGCCATGGTTTCAGGATTTCCAAACAGCATCCCCACTTTGTTGCGAATCTGGTTTATAACAACCAAAGCTACCTTGTGCTTTCTCATGAGGGGATTAATTTTACGAAGACACGCCCCCGTAGACTTCGCTCGAATAGCTCCCTGCATATTATTCCCCTCATAATTCTCAGCCTCATACTCCGCTTTTGAAGGAGAAACGGCGATGCTATCATACACCACTACAATAGGGGTTTCCTGATCCGTCTCTCTAATTGCGGTGATTGTATCCTCAATAACTTGAAAACAATCTTCCAATGTGTCGGGAGCCGCATAAATCAACTTGGTAGGATCAATTCCTAAATGAGCGGCAAACTCAGGATTGTAAGCATTTTCACTATCCACCATCATGGAATAATAGCCTTGAGCCTGCGCTTCCTTGAGAATGTGTGTACCAAAGACAGTCTTAGCGGTGGAAGCCTCACCGTGAAATTGGGTAATCATTCCGATAGGGACCCCATCTCCATACTTACCTGAAATAATCTTATTAAGAGCGTAGCTTCCCGTCCCAACAAACCCTAGGTCAGGGACTTGCTCTGATAACAACCCCGCGTTTTTCAATCGTTTTAAGACTGATTTATCCATGCCTTATAATAGATCCTCGGACCCTTTTTGTTGGAAAAATAGGAGATTTTCTTGTATACGATCATGGTTCGGAGGGGGAAGGGTTCCACTTTCTACCAACTCTTTCCCCAAAGCTAATGCCTTTTCATACTCACCCGTATAATAATAAGCAATAGATAAATCATCTTTAACTTTCCAATCATATACGTCGCGCTCTATGAACAACGAATCAGTCGCGGGATAGGGGATACCCAAAGCTCTCTCTCCATAAACCAAGGAAATGTGATAAAGCTCCTTCTTTCTGTAATAACTTTGGATATCATGCAGGGGTTCCGCTCTAGTAGGTCTACACTGGTAGGCTATAAGAAGGTCACTGACCACCTCCTCCATTGAACACCCCAACTCTATTTTATACCTTCCTTTACGAAGAAGGAGCATATACTTCTCTTCATCCCATGTAGTAACCTCTAACCCTTTATTGACCGCTGCCAGGGCTCGGTCGTAGTCTTTTGCATCCGCATACGACTGCGCCAAATAGAACCAAGAACGTGAGTTTGTAGGGTCCTCTATTAAATCAGCTTCAAACAAAAGGGCATCTCTCTTGTACTTATTACCCCTCTTACTCCGAGCCCCGTCGCCTCTTGGAATGTTACACATCGTAGGAAGGTAACGGCTAGTCTTATTCTCATCGGACCTACAATACTCATGACAGACTCCCACCCACTCCCAAGAAAGTGTACCTTTAAAAAAGGTAGCTCGTTGATAATCCAGACCAGCATAACGGGTGAGTATAAAAGCCATGTCTTCCTCCATATAGGGCAACGAAGGCAGATCTTCCTCCCAAGCGACTCTCCCATCATTTAAGGGGGCTATTACCTCGTCCGCATCCAAGGTCATTAAATAATCAGCTTTTCCCTTAGCAAGCTTGAAGCATTCCGTTCTATTATACCCAAAGTTTACCCAAGGTCTTTCAAAAACATAACCCTCTAATTTATTGTCCTTAAAGTAGTTAAGAATTATTTCTTGCGTTCCATCGGATGATCCAGTATCACAAATATAATAAACATCAACCAAAGAACTAACACTAGAGAAAGCCCGAAGAATGACATCAGATTCATCCTTTACAATCATACATAGGGCTACAGTCTGTTTAGTGTCCTGTAGAGCCGAGGCCACCCTTACCCCTCTCAGTCTCAGAAAGCTCCGTAACAACATCAAAGTTTAGCTGATGTACCAAAGAAATCTCAAATTGAGCGATACGATCTCCTGCCTCAACACACGCAACATCCCTATTCCTATTATTATGAAGAATTACTTTAATCTCTCCTCTATAATCCGAATCAATCTTGCCTGGAGCATTGGCTACCACCACCCCTCTAGAGGCCAACCCCGATCTAGAATAAATATCCCCCTTCCAATAACGAGGGATCTCCATTGCTAACCCAGTCCCTACCACCACAGTCTCCCCAGGGGGGATGTAAGCTGTTTCGACCGCATATAAATCATATGCCGCCGCAAACGGAGTACCCTTATGGGGAACTATAGCCTCCGGAACCAATTTTTTAATTTTTATTTTCATTGGGGAACCCCTACGCCTCTCTGTTGCACCACTTTAGTGGCAGCGTCGTTTGCTTGGCTTATAGCATAATCAATATCGTGAGTTTGTAGGTATGCAGCTACAAGGAAAGCCAAGAAGGTATCCCCGGCACCCGCAACATCTTTAACTGGAACCCGTTCCCCTTTATATTGTTTACCGTTATGTTCACACCCCTGGGGCCCTAAGGTAGTAATTAGTTTCTCCTTTAATAGTTCCTTCATATCACTAGAAACATTAACCTTAGTTTCATGTGTATTAAGCTTAATGTAAGTTATGTTTTGTGCCCACTCCCCTAGCCTCTTTTTGGTATCTAAAAAGGTAAGAGAGTGGTTAAGAGAGATATAAGATATGTCCTCCTCAGATAAACACCCTTTATCATAATCCGAAATTATTATCGCATCATAGTGGTCGTATTCTATATTCTCAACCACAAATCTAGAAAAAATATTATCATTTTCATCTACCCGAATAAACATATGGTTAGTTCTGTCGTCTACATATCTAATTTTCCTTGCCTTATCCCATCCAGGAGACGATAAAATTTCTACCTCCAGACTAGGATCCGCCTTTAATAAATTTTTATTAACGTTACCCGCCATCCCCATACTGCGAGTTTCGCTTCGCGGTATAAATACTGGAATAGGAGCCTCGGGGGACAAGCGTTCACAGTCCCCATAACGGAATATATCCCAACACGATTCGCCAATGATAAGAACTCTAGTCATAATTAACTGTTACTATACACCTTTAATGAGGGCTCAAGCATCCTGTATGCCGCTAGTAATTCCTTTATACCATCTTCTAATGTATACTGTGGTTCCCACCCCAAACTTTCCAGTTTAGCATTAGACACCAAGTAATCTCTTTTATCCGGGTCAGAAGCAAGTGTATCAGATTTTATAGAGAGAGGAACAAACTCCGAAATCATCTGTGCTAACTCCATTTTAGTAAGATTAGCATTACTTAAGCCCACATTGTAAACTTCCCCAGCCATAACTTTATAATCTTGTATAGCTTTAATAAAGACATTCGCTACATCTCGAACATGAATATAATTGCGTCGGAAATATTCTTCAAACAACACAATGTACTTATCCGAAAATGCCTTATAAGTAAAATCATTAACGAGCAAGTCTAATCTCATACGAGGTGATACACCAAAAACGGTCGCCAATCTGAGAGCAACGCCTCCCTTTTTCAAAATTAATTTTTCCGAGTCACACTTAGTCTGTCCATACAAACTGATAGGATTCAGAGGAGTTTCCTCGGTGCAATATTCATCTTTAGCTCCGATTCCATAGCCACTGTTAGTATTAGGATAAATAATCTTAGTTGAATACTTTTTGTATTTTAAAATGGTTTCTATTTGAGCAACATTAGTCTTAGCTGCTAAATCTGGTTGAGCATCACAAGCAGGGAACCCCACTATAGCGGCCAAGGGAATGATAACATCGGCTGCTTCAACATACCGACGCAGTAACGACGAATCATTTACATCTCCCCTCACAAACTCAAACTTCTCATTTATAAAATGATTTAAAAAGGGGGTCTGATTGTGAAGTAAGTTATCTAAAACGATGAGTTTATCAAACTTTAATGAACTGTTAGTTAGCAGTTTATCCACTAAAACAGAACCGATATACCCCGCACCCCCCGTAATTAGAATAGTCCCCTCACTCATTATCATTTCCCCAACTGACTTCCCAATCTTTAAAATCTACGCCTAAACAATCAATCTTGTAGTCCTGACGACCCCCAACCTGCTCCTGAATTTTGTTTTTAGCTGTATTACGAATACCATTCAAACCATGAGTTAACTCTAAATTGTTACCTTCCTTTATACCCTTACGGTAATTGGCTTCATTATGCCAAATATGAAGATTCATCTGGGATAATACAACAATAGCACGAATAGTGTCTGCGGTTATTTGGATATCTCCTCCCGAATCTGTTCCGCCCCGCATTGCCATATCAATATCATGTAGAATATCCTCAATCTCCACAGCGTATTCCTCCTTATGATCAGGGATAAATACTTCCTTAAGCTGGACTATAGATAGTCTGTCAATTAACTCCGACAAAGTAGGTAAATAGCGTCTCATGATGTAGCAGTCTCCGTGGTGATCTCGGAAAGATCAGAAGAAGCTAAAGTTTCAAAATATTCTAAAAGAGTATCCTCAATATAAGTAACATCCGACGTTGATAAATAATGATGAACCCCAAGATGAATGCCAAACTCGCCAATGTACTCCGCATTCGGGAAATCTCCAAGAGCGTGCCCCATAAACTCAAAAGCTTTATGCTGAGTAGGGATGCACCCAAAATTTCTCTTCCACTGAATGCCCTTCTCATCTAGGAGATTGCACAAATCCTTAATCGACCTACCGTGTTTTAAAGTGATAGAAAACCCATGAGGACATACAGTGACGCCGTTCGGTTCTTGGGAAAACCAAGCATAAGGTTTATACTGGTCCAACGATAACATTAATCTCCTAAGGAATTTTTTACGTTTACTAAAGGTATGCCAAAAATAAGCAACCCCCTCCAAGCCGATAGATGCCTCCAGATCGTTCATTTTAGAATTATACCCTACCCTAAGATGATCAAAGTAGAGAGACCCCTCTTCCCTACCATGATTACGGGTACACCCTACGGACTTAGCCACAACTTCATTGTTGGTGGAAACCATTCCGCCCTCGCCACAGTTAATGAGGTGCGCCGTATAAAAACTAAAAGCTGCCCCATCGCTCAGATTGCCGACATATTCCCCATTATACTTAGCCCCGTGTGCCTCGCAAGCATCCTCAAAGACCAACAAATCATATCGCGTAGCAATATCCTTAATAACCTCCATATCACAAGGAAGGCCCATAGTATGAACAACTAAAATAGCCCTAGTCTTTTTTGTAATAGCTGCTTCAATTTTAGAAGGATCAATATTTAAGGTTTCTTTTTCAACATCTACAAACACAGGAGTGAGCCCCGCAGCTAAAACAGCATTAGAGGTAGCAATGAAGCTGAGAGCAGGAACGATTATTTCATCACCTCTCTGGGCTCCAAAAGCATAAACTGAGGAAATTAAATTTATAACAGCATCCGTACCAGAACTAACAGCCTTATTATGTTGATAGTTAAAAAGATCCCCCCAGTTAGACTCAAACTTCTTCACCAAAGGTCCAGCAGTTACCCAATTAGTCTTGAGACAACTCTCTACGTAGGTTTTAGCCGCAGGGCCTAAACGTAACTCTCCAAAATTAATTTTGAACATGTTCTTCTCCAAATCTCTTTTCCCAAACCTTCGGAGAGACTTTCCAGTTTTCAAAATCAATCTTAATCCTGCTAGATTGATCTTGAGAATACATGGAGTTCCACAACGGTAGATCATTTTCTCTATAAGCTCTCCCCACAGGAGCCCACTCTGCCGAGTGAATATCCCACGTACAACGCAATACCTCCGAAGGGGACAAACTAAAATAACCTCCATCATTTTGAAAACGGAAAGCTAAATCATGATTACACATATTTAGATGCTCATATCTACAGTCCCAACCCCCCAACTCTTTAAAATAAGCGAGGTCATACATAGCAACAGGGGCAATTTGGTAATCCTTAGGAACGCCTGGGAGACGCAGATCCGCATGAGTCCAAGCTGTCCAGTAGGAGTTATCAGGGAAGTTGTTCCCCTCACTATAACGCATAACTACTCCACATTTAGGAGTGCTAGCTTCTTCTAAAACTGTCACCGCCTCCGATAGAGAATTTCCTATAAAAACCCCATCATCCGAGGCCCAGGTTATATATCTGCCTGTGGCATGTGACACCCCAATTTGGGCCGCTCTAGCAGGAGCCCCATAGTCTTGATAAAAAGAAAAATTATCAACTTCCTTTAGTTCAGCAGGAATCTCTCCCGGACCAACTATTATCATCTCAAAAGAGTACTCTCCAATAGCCGCAACCGCAGAATCATAAAGAATCTTCCAGTTATGATGACGTATTCCTGGTAAAACTATAGATAAATCAAATTTCGACACGGCCAAATCTCCTAGTCCATATAGCAGGGGACTGTCGCCAGTTATCCCTATCAATTATAGAAGATATAGAATCAGAACTTTCATAAGTTTTTCTAAATAAAGGTTCATCATGCAAAGTTTGAGCATCGTGAATAGGAGCATGGTCCCCAGACCTCCCTGGCATATGCCCACAGTCTAAGAGAGGAACCCTGGACATAATCGCCTGAGCCCCATCAGCTTGGGCTCTCATAGCTAGGTCAGTATGGCTCATAAAGGTGCCTTCATATTTACAATCCCACCCTCCTAACTTTTCAAAGTAGGATCTCTCCATAATGGCTACATTAAAAAGCCACCAATCAATATTTGCACTGCTTACGTTGGTACAGGGGGAGCCACAAATTTTAAAATAATCATCATGTTGCAAAGGCTTCGCAGAGGCTCCTTCGCCTTCAAAATATTTAGACACTACGATTGTTCTCGCATCTACGTAGCACTCCTCAAAAAAGTCTATATTCTTATCCAGGGCCCCTGGGAGAAAAACCGCATCATCGGCAGTCCAGGTTATAAGGGAACCTTCACAGAAGGTAGAGGCTATGCAGGACGCTCTAACGGGGGATCCCCAATCTTTCACATGCTTGACGTTGTCTAATCCTTCCAGGTCAGCAGGAAGAGAATAAGGGCTTCCTATAACTAACTCAAATGACCTGGAAGTGGAGGCCAAAATGGACTCATACACTTGAAGCCATCTATCTTTCCTAATACCAGGAAGAACTATAGAGATGTGCGGACCAGAAGATGTCATACCATATACTCTATAACTTCGTCTATGGACTCTTCCAATGAGATTCTAGCCTTAAACCCCAACAATTTGTAGGCTTTAGATACATCAGGAACTCTATAAGCTACATCATATTTATAAGGAGTGTCACACACATAAGAAAAGGGTTTCTCAGGGTTAAGCCGATCCCACACCATGTTAGCCAGTTCCAAAACTGTGGTGGGGGTGGATACTGAGATGTTAAAGTCCTCGTTAATGGCGGCATTCGATTCCAACGCGATACGAATCCCTCTAGCTATATCCTTTCCGTTGGTGTAGCACCTCACCTGTTTCCCACTCCCTAAAATATGAAGAGGCTCTTGACCCTTCATCACTTTATTAACTAAATCAGGAAGAACATGACTCATCATCAATTCAATGTTTCCGCTAGTAATTGCTTCTTCCTTAATAGATTTTTCTTCCCCCACACCTACACAATTAAAAGGACGAATAATAGTGTAAGGAAGTTTATACTGTTCCCACGCTCCTTTTGCAAAATATTCCGTAGATAACTTTTGAAAACCATAAGTACTTAGAGGAGGGGGTATGTGAGTTGCCAACTCCTCCCTAGTGGGAAAAGTTCTCGTGCTTTCATAGACCATAGAACTAGAGAGAACCACTACTCGTCGCATTTTATCATGAACAGCCTGATCAAAAGTATTAGCAATAATACGTTCGTTATGAGAAATAAGATCATAAGCATACTTATGGAAATAACTAATCCCCCCAATCATGGCAGCCCCCGCTACCATATAATCTGTTTTAGCAACTTTGGGAAAACTCTGAGAAAGATCATGCTCTACCAAGGTAAAAGATGGGTGGCTATCGTGGGGTCGTGAAACTTTGCCATACTTAGAGAAGTTATCTATCCCAAGTACCTCCCATCCATGGTTAAGAAGCTCCAAACACAGGTAACTTCCTATAAATCCTTGAGAGCCAGTAACTGTAATCGTTTTACTCATAATCTCATACCGTCAAATACAGTAGTTTTAAGTTTAGCATTTTCCTTGTCTAAAGTTTCAAACAAGGTTAAATCTAGATCCAACTTCTTACAAAGTTGTACTATAGCCTTAACATCTTTGGGTAAGCACGTTCCTCCGTACCCTCGAAAGTTATCATTTACATCCAGATAGATGTCAGCTATGCCTCCTCGCTTAATGTATGCATTTTTTACAGATTTGTAATCAGCATGGAGAGCTTCACAAATTTGATACATGCCATTAGCAAAAATAATTCTAAGAGCATTAAAAACATTAGAGTAATATTTAATTAGTTCGGCCTCCGTGTACCCTAAAATTTCAACTTCCTTCGGGTATGTTCCATGACACTCAATCACTGCATCAATAGACGCTTGATCGTCTCCTCCCACTACCAAGAGATCGTGATTTTCCACAAAATCAGTAATAGCACACCTCTCTCGTAAAAATTCAGGGACAAAGCAAAGTTTTATATTGGGATACTTAGATTTAAACTTTAATGTAGTCCCTGGCTCTACCGTAGATTTGATAGCCACGACGCCCTCAAATTCTAAAGTGTTTAATTCCCAAATACACTCTTCAACAATAGTAGTATCACATGATCCATCACTATAGTTAGGAGGAGTAGGAACACAAATATAGATGATATCACTATCTGTAAGATCCGATAAAGCCGACTTTAATTTGATATCGTGAGCCTTAACTATATGCCCTAACTTCTCAAAACCAAACTTACACGCGCTCCCTACGACTCCTAATCCAACAATACCTATCTTCATTTTGCAGCCTCCACATTTAAACTCATTAATCTTCCTGTAGCTTTGTCCATATGAGGAAGATAAGCCTGACTGTAATCATCTATATACGAATGCTCAGTTTCCTGCCAACAATAGCTGTTGACTTTTTTAAATCCCACTTCGTGCAAATCTTTTTTGAGGGCGGGGTAATCCCACGTATGGTAATGAAAATCAAAATCATATTTTTGACCTCCATATAACAAAGTATGCAATACTTCTAAATCCCCTGTTTTATTATAATGGGCACAAACCGCTCTAAAATCAGGAACAGCTAGCCTCAATACCCCCCCATCTGCCAAACAGTTGTACCAACTTTGAAGCACCTCTTTATAGGTGGTAGGTTGAAACGTAAAAGCCGTCTTAGGAAAATGCTCCAAGACATGACAAGCATAAATTAGTTCTACATCTGCATAATACTCGTCGATACGAGTAATGTCCAGAACCTTGTCAGGGCATACTTCTTTACGAGCATCTATATTAACAAACCCATGTATTTTTCTATCCCCACACCCCAAATTTAACTTAAGCATTAATATTCTCCAACCAGTAATCTATCATATCATCAAGCATAGAAGTAAAAGAGTATATCAACCTTACCTTAGTAGTTTCATTTAACTTACTGGGATCTCCTCGCAGATTATTTAATTCTAGAGGGCGAAAAAACCTCCTATCTTGTACTACGTAATCCTTGTAGTTGAGATCTAACTTCCCAAAAACATAATCGCATAACTCTCTTATGCTGTGGGACACCCCCGTAGCGCAAACATAATCATCAGGGTTATCTAACTGCAAGATCTCCCACATCATACGCACGTAATCTTTCGCGTGGCCCCAATCTCTTTTACTGTCTAGGTTCCCTAATACTAGTTGTTCGGATAATCCCTTTTTAATTTTAACCGCTTCCTTTACTACTTTATTAGTAACAAAAGTTGAACCTCGTCTAGGAGATTCATGGTTGAAAAGGATACCATTAGATGCGAAAATACCATACGATTGACGGTAGCATCTCACCAGATTATATGCACACAACTTTGCACAACCATACGGACTTACCGGATGCATAGGAGTTGTCTCCCTTTGATACCCGTCCTCATCCACAGAATTTCCAAACATTTCAGAACTACTGGCTTGATATAGCTTAATAGAGGGGTCCAGAAGACGAATCAGTTCTAGTAAATTGAGGGTTCCAGAAGCTATAGTGTCCAAAGTATACAAGGGTTGATCAAAACTAACCTTAACATGGCTCTGCGCGGCTAAATTATAAATTTCATCTGGCTCTACTTTTTTAATAACATTAAGTAAAGACGCCATGTCACACATATCAGCATGATATAAATTATTCTTTATCCTCGGGTAAAGATGATCTATCCTAGCCGTTTGATTCTCCGCTATTGAGTTTCTCTTTAAGACCCCATGAACCTCATAATCTTTACCCAACAGAAACTCTGCTAAATAAGATCCATCCTGGCCGTTAATGCCTGTAACCAATGCAGTTTTCATCGTCTCACAGCGGGATAATTATCTACAAACCACTTAATCGTTTTTTCTAACGCCTCATCTATGGAAGTAAATTTAAAAGAGGGGAGAACAGAATTGAAAAGAATTTTGTTAGTAGGACGACTAAGCTGACCATCGGGCTTATCAGTGAGCCACTCTATGTTATTATAATCAAAAATAGCGGCAATCTTTTCCACCATATCTTTAATTCTTATCTCGTGAGGACTTGAGACAATAATCCTCGGGGGGAGAACCTCTTTCCCCAATAGCTCTATACAGGCTCTACCTACGTCCTCCGCATACAAAAATTCTCGCTTTGCTTTCCCCGTACCCCAAACTTCAAAAGGAACATTGAGACGTTTAGCGTTGTGGCAGCGGTGAATGAGAGAAGGCACTACATGACCATCCTCTAAATCAAAATTATCACACTCTCCAAAAATATTACCAGGAATAACTGAACAATAATTTGCGCCATCTTTTTCCCGGTAAGCTTGAATTTGTACATCTACCATACGTTTTGCATAAGCATACGCGCCATGGGCTGGGAAGGGGGGACCGTCATGCAATAGGCCCTCATATAGCAGTTTAGCCTTCGCTGGGAAAGCGCACACCGAGGAAAAAGCTAAAAGCTTACTAACTTTCACTCTATTAGCATGATAGATAACATGAGCATTCATTAAAATATTAGAATAATACTGCAACGGTGCCGAGTTAAGATTCCTCCCTATACCTCCTACTCTAGCTGCGGTGTGGATAACATAGTCTGGTTTCACATCATCAAATAATGCCGCCACCTCTTTCTCTATGGTTAAATCACATTCCTGGTGGGTAGTTCCTACGAATTCATATTGAGGGTATTCCTTAGCCAATGTCTGGATAGCTGAGCCTACAAGCCCTCCAGACCCTGTCACTAATACTTTTTTCTTAGACATGCGTTAATAACTTTCTCTTTAGTTTAATCTTAGATTGAGCCTCTAGATTTTGGCGGGAGTCAGCCCCAAAAGTCTCTTCTATCATCTTCAAGTAATCAGGGTCTGCGTGAAGAATCTCCCATGCCTTATCTCTAAACTCTAATACCTCGGCAGCACTTAAATGATTAGTGGGAAGAGGCTTACATTCGTAAGAGAAGAAGGACCACTCCTGAGGGGTTGAAGGAAGCTCCCAATTATTTTCCTTAGCTTTCCTGTGGAGGGGGCTCCCAGGCAGAGCGGCGGCACAATACATGTTCGTGAATTCACATTTAAGTTCTAAAGCTAAGTCCAAGGTCTGTTGCATCTCAGGATAGTCTTCATTCGGGAACCCAAAAATAATATTCCCCACTACCTTTATCCCAGAGTTTTTAATCTTCTTTACTACATCTCTGATGTCAACATCTTTAAACTTACCCTTCGTTATTTCCTGCCTAATAGTGGGACTAGCCGCTTCAATACCCAGAGCTAACCAGTTAACACCTGCTTTTTTAAACTTACTCAAATATTGTTCTCTACAAGTATCAATTCTAGAGTAAGCCCACATATTAAACTTATGATCTCTTTCTATAAGAAGATCAAGCAGAGGCTCATAATATTTCTTGTTAAGGAAAAACATCTCGTCGCTTATACGAATATTCTTCACACCGTAGTCTGCTAACTTATCAAATTCTTTGATGATAAACTCAGGGGACCAGAAACGCATAACGTTAAAATCAGAAGAAACCACATCTGCGCTGTTGGAAGTACGATTTAAGATGTTAATCATACAAAATTCACATTGAAAAGTGCAACCCAAAGAAGTATAAATAGCCGCAAATGGAGATCGTTCATCAGTCTTATAATTTGTATGCCAAAAATGGGCGCGGTACAAATCAAAAGGGTTCTCTTTATATGGAAGGAGATCCCATGCATAGCCGGGTAAATCTATATCCATCCTATCATGGGGGACCAACTTCTCAGCCTCATTTAAGATTAATGAAGTTCCAATCTTCCACCCTATACCTTTAATAGTTTCCAACTCCTTTTCTGTGAGTTTAGAGGACAACAAGTTATGTAAAGCATACACGCCCTCATTAACCAAAACTATATCAACAAATTTCTTCTCTAGAACCTCCAAGGGGAGAGCACTAGTGTGGGAACCTACGAATACGATTTTAGGTGCATACCCCGTGGAACCTACGCCAAACATTGTCCCTTGCGTGGTTAGCAACTTATTTTTAATGAATTCGGCTTCTTGATAAGCCCCCACCATGTTAGCGGTACCAGAATTAGGATTTTGCCCATATACAACAAAACAAATTATCCTAGGCCTTTGCTCCCACACCTCATCACATACTTCCTGGGGGGAAAGACGCAATGCGTTAGCATCAAGAATGCCCACATCAAACCCCTTGGACCGACAACTTTGAGCTAAAAGTAGAGACCAAGTAGGAGTCTCAATAGCTGCGTAATCCTTAGCTAAACCTTGGTATACGTGGGAAGCTGAATTAGGTTCAATAAAAATAATGTCCTTCATGGTTATGCCCCTCTTATAATAGTGACTACTAGAGAGGTAGTGGAATCACAAATCCTCGTACGTTAGGGGTAGCTCATCCCCAAAGCGACGACTCCACACAGCATCACACTCATGCCACGGCGTAAAAGTGACGGGATGGCGAACGGACGCATAGATATCCTCGTAGAGTTGCCTGAACAAGGGCTCATCATGACCCAGTTGAGCATTATGAATAGGAGCATGGTCCCCCGTTGTACCTTCATAATGAGTGCAATTAAGCCCCTCGGTTGGGGACATATGAACAACGC